CCGTTTCGGTATCAATTGTACAATACGACACAGACTACACTAAAGCTTACTCCGAAGCATCTACTCCTTACATCGTATCTCAAAAAGTTGGTGGTGTAGCTACTAACTTATTTAAGTTCCATACATTATCACATGGTAATGCTACAAACTATGAATTTAAGATTGCTATTCGTGATATCAAACCTGCTTCTGAAGTTCCAGGTTCTGAATTCGGTACATTTACTGTTCAAGTTCGTAGAGTAGATACTTCTAAAATTCCTTACTCTATATTTGGCCAAAATGTTCAAGATGCTGATACCAGACCTAACATCGTAGAAGAATTTACAAATGTAAACCTTGACCCTAACTCTCCAAACTATATTGCACGAGTTATTGGTGATAGATACACTACTGTGGAATCTACAGGTAAATTGGTATTCAATGGTGATTATCCAAACATTTCAACTCACATCCGTGTAGAAGTTGCTGATGATGTTAAAAATGGTGCTGTAGATTCTACATTAGTTCCATTTGGATTCGCTGCTGTAACTTCACCACTTCATAGTGGATATAACTTACCAGAACCAACTTATGTAACTACTCAATCTTTGGATGGTGTTTATAACTCTAAAGTGTTCTTTGGTTATTCATATGATTTCACATCTACTGATAACTTGAACTTCTTGAACCCAACACCAGATGCTAATACTGAAGTAGTTGGTAACGCATTTGATTTGGCTACTTGTCAGTCTGGTTCTTCAACTGTATCATTGACTACAAGTAATATTGATTACAAAAAGTTCATCGTACCTTTCCAAGGTGGTTTTGATGGATGGGAGCCAAACCGAGTAATTTACACCGGAAACAATATTGTTGCTGGTAACACTCAAGGTTTAGATTGTTCATCTGCTACTGCTAGTGGTACTGTTGCTTTAAGAAAAGCTATCAACGCAATTTCTAACCCTGATGAATTCGACATCAACATGGTTGTGATTCCAGGTTTGTTACATAGATTACACTCTTCAGTTACTACATACGCTAAAGATATGTGTGAAGATAGACAAGATTGTTTCTACGTTATGGATACTGCTGGATATGGTGATTCAATCGCTACTGCTGTAAACACATTGACATCATTTGACTCTAACTATGTTGCTACTTACCATCCTTGGGTTAAAATCCTTGATACTGATAAGAATAAGCCAGTCTGGGTTCCACCAAGTGTTGTTCTTCCTGGTGTAATTGCTTTCAATGATTCGGTTGGTGCTGAATGGTACGCTCCCGCAGGTTTGAATCGTGGTGGTTTGACTAACGTTATTGAGGTTAAGACTCGATTGACACATGATGAAAGAGATTCGTTATATGAAGGTCGTATCAACCCAATCGCTACATTCCCTGGACAAGGTGCTACTGTATTTGGTCAAAAGACCTTACAAGCTAAACCATCTGCTCTTGATAGAATCAATGTTCGTAGATTATTAATCGCTGTTAAGAAGTACATTGCTTCTTCTACAAGATACTTGGTATTCGAACAAAATACCGCTGCTACAAGAAACCGCTTCTTGTCAATCGTAAACCCATACTTGGAATCAATCCAACAAAGAAATGGTCTTTACGCTTTCAAAGTGGTGATGGACGATACCAATAACACACCAGATGTTATCGATAGAAACATTATGGTAGGTGAAATTTACTTACAACCTACAAAGACTGCTGAATTCATCGTTCTTGATTTCAACATTCTTCCTACTGGCGCAGCTTTCCCAGGGGCATAATTTTAAGATAACACTATTTATTAGAAAGAATTAGGAGAAATATAAATGGCAAATTTGTTAGACCCAAATGAAATAATGTTCACCAACTTTGAACCTAAAATGTCAAATAGGTTCATCATGTACATCGAGGGAATCCCTGCGTACTTGGTGAAAACAGCCGCCAGACCTGAAATTCAGAATGGTAAAATTACAATTGACCATATCAACACTCGTAGATATATCAAAGGTCGTTCAGAGTGGCAAGATTTGTCAGTTACTCTTTATGACCCCGTAGTTCCATCTGCTGCTCAAGCGGTTATGGAGTGGGTTCGTCTACACCATGAGTCTGTAACTGGTCGTGATGGCTATGCTGATTTTTATAAAAAAGATATTACATTTAACTCGTTAGGGCCCGTTGGTGATAAAGTTGAAGAATGGACATTGAAAGGTGCTTTTATTCAGAGTGCAAAATTCTCTGACATGGATTATGCTGGTGAAGACTTGGCAACTGTTGAATTAACATTGACTTACGATTACGCTATCTTACAATACTAATTTAGGACTGCAAAATGAGAAAACCCTCGCTTCGGTGAGGGTTTTTTGTTTTAAAAAGTTTTCTATTCCATATTTATATAGGAACAAAAGGAGAATATATGAATATAGTTAGACGAAAAACAGACAATGGTGTAGTTTACGCTAATGGCATTGGTCAATTCGTTTCCGTTGGTGATAACGCATTTACAATTGACGAGGCTAGTGCTGAGTGGAATTTACCTACAGGTGGTTGGGATACTAATGATTATGATTACGTTTCAGCTGAACTGGAACTTCCACTTGATTATCCACAGGTAGAATATAAATTAGTTTATGCAGATGGTGTATATTCATTTGAACAACTTTAAAAAAAAGAAATAAGTTATGGTAGATTTACAAGATGACTACAAAATGTCCAATGAGGACATGATTCAACAAGCGAAACAGCAATACGAAGTTAATCAGGTTCGTGATTACAAGTTTCCAACCGAAATTATTGAACTCCCATCAAGGGGGTTATTGTATTCCAAAGACAATCCATTATCAAGTGGTAAGGTTGAAATGAAATACATGACCGCAAAGGAAGAGGATATTTTAACAACCCAATCTTACATTAGGGATGGGTCTGTTCTTGACCGATTGTTCCAATCTCTAATCGTATCAAATGGTGAAGGTCAGCCAATTAAGTATGTTGACTTGGTTACCGGTGATAAGAACGCAATCATGGTTGCTGCTCGAGTTTTGGGATATGGTAAAGATTATGAGGTTGAAATCGAAGACCCCTTTAGTGGTAAAAAACAAAAAGACGTTATTGATTTGACACAATTTGAAAACAAAGAATATGATGGTTCTGCTCAAGTAGAACTTCATAAGAATGAGTTCGAATTCACGTTACCACGTTCAGGTCGTAAAATTACATTTATGGCTATGACTGAATCAAAAGAACGTAAAGTTAAACATCAAATTGAAGAATTGGCTAGAGCTAATCGTAAGTTGAAAGATGATACTTCACGAGAATTAACAACTCGTTTGAAAAACATGATTCTTTCAGTTGATGGTGAGACTGAACAAAAAGTTATTAATCATTTCGTAGACAACGAATTATTTGCGGTAGATTCAAAGGCTTTCAGAGCGTATATTAATGAAGTTGTTCCTGATGTCGATTTGATGTATGAGTTTGTTTCTGAAGAGACCGGGGGAAGGAGAGAGATGGTACTCCCTATGGATACTAGCTTTTTTTGGCCTAAATCTTGAATATAGAAAACATTTACATACACATATTTTTGAATTGATATACCATGGAAATGGTGGATTTAATTTTAATGATGTTTACAATATGCCAGTTTGGGCTCGTAAGTTTTACATCAACAAAATTATAGAATTCAAACAAGAAGAAAAGAAGGCTCATGATAAAGAGTCTGCTAAAATAAAATCTGCTTCTCGAAAAAGATAATACCCAACGGAAATGTTGGGTATTTCTATATTTATAGGATATAACATGAGGTAACTAATGGCCAAAATTAAAGTATCAGAATTAAAAGAAATGTTAACATCACGAGGTGTTAGTGAGGGATTTATTGGAAATCTTATATCTAAAATTACCGGTAAGAATGGTGATGTAAAAAACAACGCCGAATATAAAGAGTTGGAAAAGAAAGCGGCCGCACTTGAAAAGGATTATGACACCTTTATAAAAAAACATAATTTGAAACCCGTAAAGTGGTAATTTGAAAGAATTAAATGGCAGAGCAATCCAATCAGGATAGAATAAATCAGTTTAAGGCTGAAGAAGCATTACAAAGAAACTTGTCATCGCTTCTACAAGACAGAATAACTAAAACTGGCCAATTGACTAAACTCCAAAAAGAGTTGGTGGATTCTACTGCTGCGGCCAAAGGTCTTGATGAGAAGTTATTGGCAATCGAAGAAGAAAAAGAAAAAGTTCTTGAAAAGGTAGCCAAATTCAATAGACAAATTGATAAAGATATGCTCAAGATGCTGGATACGGCTGAAGAGTATCTTAAAATAGAAAAAAAACGAAAAGAAACTACTGAAAAATTAAAAGACTTACAAGAAGAATTAAAAGACTCAATGCAGGATGCTCTTGGTATCAGTAAAGAGTATGTTGATGCTTTTAAAGTAGGTGGTGTTATGGCTCTTGGCTTCATGGCTGCTACAAAAGCAGTAGAAGGTATGAAAGAGGCATTTGATAATACTGTTGGGGTTGGTATGGACTTCGTAAGAAATATGGGTGCTTCAGTTGGTGAAGCGGCTCATGTTACTGCTGAAGTTACAAAAGCGCAATTCTCAATGACAGGTCTTTTATATGGTAGTGAAGCCGTTGCCGAGTCTGCAAAATCGGTGGCAGAATATTATGGTAGTGCAAAAGCGGTTACAGCTGATATGTTGAAAGATGTAACCGAACTATCAGCATTAGGTGCTGAGGGACCTGCTCAATTAGCCGGTATCTTCGAAAAAGCAAGTGGTGATGCTGGTGCTATGACATCCGAAATCAAAGAAATAGCAGAGGGTGTTGGTGTTGATGCTGGTTCTGTAATACAAGAAATGTCTAAAAACCAAAGTTTGTTGGTTGGTAAGTCTAAAGAAGAAATTGCAGTATTAGCCAAGAAAACTGCCGAACTTAAAAAACAAGGTCAGTCCATGGAATTATTACAATCCGTGTCTGACAATATGTTGAATATTGAAGGTTCTTTAAGGTCAGAGATGAAAGCTCGATTGATGACCGGAAAAGATATAAATGCACAAGCAGTTAGAGAAGCTGCCATGATTGCACAAACCACAGGTGATTACTCAAAGTTGAGTGAAGAGTTATCCAAACAAGTAGGTTCAGCTGAAGAGTTTGGTAAGATGGGCCCAATGCAACAAAAAGCATATGCTGATGCGTTTGGTATGAGT